ATTCACAAACTAAAAAACAAATACGAACTGCTATGGGATCAAACATCTCCTGAAGGTTACCTAAAGATCGTAGCAGTACTACAGAAGTATATTGACCAAGGTATCTCAGTAAACACAAGTTATAATCCTGTATTTTACGATGAAGAAAAGATTCCAATGTCTACAATGCTCCAGCATCTTATTATGTTCTATAAGTATGGTGGCAAGCAATTGTACTACTTCAACACATTCGATGGCCAAGGTGAAGTCGATATTGACAAACTGATGGACGAACCACTAGCGTTATCACAACTAGAAGATGATGACTGCGATTCCTGCGTAATTTAATAGAGAGAAAAACAATGAGTGTATTTAATTCAGAAAACAGAACAGACCACACAAAAGCGTTAGCTTTTATGGACCCCGCGGGTGCGGTAGCAATTCAACGGTATGACATGCTAAAGTACAAGCAGTTTGATAAACTTACTGACAAACAACTTGGTTTCTTCTGGCGTCCAGAAGAAGTAGATGTCACTAAAGATTCTAACGACTTCAAAAATCTTACAGACAATGAGCGTCATATCTTTACATCTAACCTAAAGCGCCAAATTCTATTAGATAGTGTACAAGGTCGTGCACCGACTGAAGCTTTTAGTCCATTAGTAACTATCCCAGAACTAGAGGCATGGATCACTACCTGGACATTTAGTGAAACAATTCACTCACGTTCATACACTCATATTATCCGTAACGTATATTCAGATCCATCAAAAGTATTTGATGGCATGATGGATATTCCAGAGATTATGGATTGTGCAGATGAAATCTCAGTATGCTATGACCAGTTGATTGAAATGACATCATACTTCAACCTGTTGGGGGAAGGCACTCACACTGTTAACGGCAACAAAGTAGTTATCGATAAGTATGAAATCAAGAAACTATTGTACAAAACTCTTATGAGTGTTAACATTCTTGAGGGTGTACGTTTCTATGTATCGTTTGCTTGTTCATGGGCATTTGCTGAATTGAAGAAGATGGAAGGTAATGCTAAAATTATTAAGTTGATTGCACGTGATGAAAATCTACACTTGGGTTCAACACAGACACTGCTAAAACTTCTTCCTAAAGATGATCCAGATTACATTCAGATTGCAAAAGAAACTGAAGCAGAGTGTATTCAAATGTTTGTAGACGCAGTTGATCAAGAAAAAGCATGGGCTGAATACTTGTTCAAAGATGGATCAATGATTGGTCTAAACACACAGCTACTATCTGATTATATTGAGTGGATTTGTTGCAAGCGTATGACAGCAGTTGGCCTTAAATGTCCTTATACTACTCCACAAGCGAACCCACTTCCATGGACACAAAAATGGATTGCTGGTGGTGATGTACAAGTTGCTCCACAAGAGACTGAAATCTCGTCATATGTTATTGGTGGTGTTAAGCAAGATGTTGATAAAAACACATTTGGTGGCATGTCACTCTAACTTACTATAAACTATTTTATAACTAATTGAAAACGCAGGATTCTTTCTTGCGTTTTTTGCTTGACATATCCAACCCTGGACGTTATATTATATACATATTATTAAACAGTAACTCATATACACGGAGAAAACTATGAACTATATTTTTACTAGCGAAAGTGTTAGTGACGGACATCCAGATAAAGTAGCAGATCAGATTAGTGACGCACTTGTTGATGCCGGATTAAAGAATGGCGACTCTTCGACCCGAGTAGCAGTTGAGACACTTGTAACTACCAATCACGTTACGTTGGCTGGCGAAGTAAAAAACTTTAATTTAAGTAAAGACGAAGTTAAAGAAATTGTGCGCAATAAAGTTAAAGAGATCGGTTATGAGCAAGATGGATTTCACTGGGATAAACTAAACATCTACAACGAAATCCATTCACAAAGTGCAGATATCGCATTGGGAACAGACAACTTTGGTGCAGGTGACCAAGGCATTATGTTTGGTTATGCGTGTAACGATAATGATGCATACTTACCAGCCCCTATCTACTACGCACACGAAGTTCTAAAAGAACTTAAACAGCACCGCGAGAATGTATTAGGACCAGATGCAAAGTCACAGGTAAGCGTACAGTATGACGGTGGTAAAGTTAAACGTATTGACCAAGTTGTTATTTCGACACAGCACGTAGAAGGACAAGTAGAACAAGCAAGAAACATCAGTAAGCTTGCTGCAATGAATGTACTAGGAGATTTAATTGATGAAAATACTGTCTGGCATCTTAATCCTACTGGCAACTTTGTTATCGGTGGGCCTGATGGTGACGCTGGTGTTACTGGGCGTAAAATTATTGTTGATACCTATGGGGGTTTTGCTCCTCACGGGGGTGGCGCTTTTAGTGGCAAAGATCCAACAAAGGTTGATAGGTCCGCTGCTTACATGGCGCGGTGGTTGGCGAAAAATGTAGTAGCAGATGAAATGGCTGATTGGTGTAACATTCAGTTGTCATATGCTATCGGCGTGAAGCAACCTACAAGTATCTATGTTGAGTCGAACGGTTACAGCAAAAGTATCGAAAAGTTTATTCGCAATGAAATTGATTTGTCACCCAAAGGAATCATTGATAGATTCGATTTATTCAACTATACTGCGTACAGTAATAACTGTGTATATGGACACTTTGGAAACAAAGATGTTCCTTGGGAGAAATTAGGATGGTAACTGAAGAGATTGTAAGAGAATCATAAAAAATTACAAGTACTTGAAAGCGCAGCATTTTTTGTTGCGCTTTTTTCTTGACATATGATACGAATCACTGTATAAAGTAAGTATAGATAAAAAAGAAAGAATCCCAAATGATACAGTTTATTAAAGTCATGACAGCCGAACTTATTTCTTCCGTAATGAATTTTGTATTAGCGATTGGAATAATTGTTTACTTTATTGGTTAAATAAAGCTTGACATCTGGTGCGAATCAGTTTATAAAGATTGTATAGACAGTAACAACGAGGACTAAATCAATGGCGTATGTATCACAAGAAATGAAAAAAGAACTTGCTCCTGGTATCAAAGCAGTATTGAAAAAATACAATGTTAAAGCCAGTATTGCTGTTTATAATCATTCAACTATATGTGTTAATATTAAAAGCGGACCCATCGACTTCATTGGTGAAGCCAACAAAAAGAATATGGAGATTGCAGAACGCCGCGGCTCTACTTACTACGATAACAGCGGTTATATTCAGGTTAATGACTGTTATCCCGAGACATACGGTGAAGCATCAGACTTCTTGATTAATCTGGTAGCAGCAATGAAAGGTACTAAGTACTTCAACAATGATGATAGTCAAAGCGATTATTTTCACCGTTCGCACTATCTCGACATCAATGTAGGTCAATGGAACAAGCCGTACATCTATACTGGCATAGCAATGAAGGAAGCAGCGTAATGAACACACATGTTAATCGCAAAGTAGTGCAACAACTTGTATTTTCACTTATTCAAAATGGACATGATGTAGAAAAAGTTTATGAAAAAGTACGTGCCGAGCACGGAGATACTGCGATTAAATTTGTTGCAGATTGCTACTTTCAACTGACTGAGGTATAAATATGAAAATGAATATTGATGCAAAACTGAAAGCCGAAGTATCACGTGGCTATCCAATCTATGTAGTGTATACTTCCGACACAAAGGAAATAGTAGACTGGTATTCATTTGGCGAGAAAATGGCAGAATCTTCAACTCGCGCACGTAATAATAAAGTTGGACCAGATACTCACAATTATGGGCTGTGGGATAATTATGTAATTGCACGTGAACAGCACGAAGCGCATTTGGCAGATTTGGCAGAACCTTGGAGACACCGTTAAATTAATGCTTGACATCCTACACGAATCAGTTTATAACTAGTTAGTAATCAAAAAGAGGAAACGTAAATGTCAGTAGTTCAAATCACAAACGGTTCTTATCTCAATAAAGAAGTCACTGGTATATTCCCAGTAGTTGCGGAGATGAAACAATCCAAAGATGGCACACACTTCATCACCGTTGATGCAACCGAGACCGAGATTGGTCGCGCAAAAATACGAGTAAAAGTAAAACCAGAAAACGTCGAAGTTGTTTCGTTTAATCGTGAAACTGACGAACAAGTAATGGATCGCATTGCTGAACGTTTTTCTATTCTGGATGAAATGACTGAAGCCACTATTGATGGCATCGTGCGTGGTATGGTCGTCTCCGGCCCTCCCGGGATTGGTAAAACATATGGCGTTGAACAGATACTTGAGAAAGATTCGTTGTTTGATGTTATGGCTGATAACCCATTGCGCCACACTTTCGTCAAAGGTACAATGTCACCTATTGGTCTATATGCGATGCTGTACAAGTATTCAGACTCGAAGAATATCGTAGTTTTGGATGACTGTGATAGTATCTTGTTTGACGAAAATGCACTAAACATTCTTAAAGCCGCACTTGATAGTGGCAAGAAGCGTATGATTTCTTGGAACTCTGATTCTCACTTTCTTCGTCGTGAAGGTGTTCCTGACCGTTTCGAGTTCAAAGGTTCAGTAATCTTTATCACTAACTTGAAATTTGACAATGTGCGTTCAACTAAAATTAAAGATCACCTTGAGGCTATCATGTCACGCTGTCACTATCTTGATTTGACTATGGATTCTACCCGTGATAAAATCTTACGTATTAAGCAGATTGCCCGCGACGGTGGGTTGTTTGATACCAAAGGATTGAATAAAGAGCAAGAGATTGATATTGTACAGTTCTTGGAAGATAACCAATCTAAGATGCGTGAAATCTCACTGCGTATGGCACAGAAATTAGCAGACTTATGCAAGCTAAGTCCTCACCGGTGGCAGCGACTAGCACAAACAACGTGTATGAAACGAGTGTAAAATAATTAACAGGCACCTAATGGGTGTCTGTTTTTTCTTGACTTTGATCCCAAAAAATGTTAGAATAATATTATGAAGAAATGTACAATTGTAATTAAAGATGAAGTCAACGTAAAACTTGAAGGCCTTGACCCAGCTACCCGCAGAAAATGTTCTGATAAGTTGAAGTTCTTTTTGCCACATGCATACCACATGCCTGCCTATAAGTTGGGACGATGGGATGGAACTGTACGATTCTGTGATATTGGTGGCAGAACTTATCTAAACTTATTAGATGATTTACTCCCAATCATTATGCAATCTGGGTATGAAATAGATATTGATGATCGCAGAGAACATCAAGTAATGGAGTTTGAACAAGTCACTGAGGACTATTGGGGAGATAAGTGTTGGCCAGAAGGTCATCCTATTGCTGGTCAACCAATTAGATTACGTGATTATCAAGTAGATGTAGTAAACAAGTTTATTGAGACACCACAGGCACTTCAGGAGATCGCTACCGGTGCAGGTAAAACTATTATGACTGCTACTCTATCTAAAATTGTAGAAAAATACGGTCGTTCTATTGTTATTGTGCCGAACAAGGATCTAGTACGCCAAACAGAGGAAGATTATATAAACTGTGGTCTAGATGCTGGCGTTTACTTCGGTGACCGCAAAGACTTTGGCAAGACACATACTATATGTACATGGCAATCACTCAGTTCCTTGTTGAAGAAAACAAAGAAAGGCGAAGGTGACATTGTTGAATTCATCGAAGGTGTAGTATGTATCATGGTAGATGAAGTTCACCAAGCGAAAGCAGATGTTCTTAAAGATTTACTTACTGGTATATTCGCTAACGTCCCACTTCGATGGGGATTGACTGGTACTATTCCTAAGTCCGATCATGAGTTTGCTACCATTCGTAGTTCTCTGGGAGAAGTAATTAATCGTTTGGCAGCAAAAGACTTGCAGGACATCGGTGTTCTGGCCAACTGCCATGTTAACGTAGTACAAACGCAAGAAACATCAGAGTATACAGATTATCAAGGTGAGCTAAAGTTTTTATTGGAAGACAAAAAGCGCCAAGTATTCTTGGCAAATCTTATTACCGAAGTATCACAAACCGGAAACACACTCGTACTAATCGGACGTATAAACGTCGGAGTTGCTTTACAGGAGTTACTACCAGATGCTACATTCGTTCAGGGTGCGATGAAAACAACTGACCGCAAAGAGGCATATACGGAAATCAACGAGGCTACAAATTCAATTACTATTGCTACTTATGGCGTTGCTGCTGTTGGTATTAACATCCCTCGTATTTTCAACTTAGTTCTATTAGAGCCGGGAAAGTCTTTTGTAAGAGTTATTCAGTCTATCGGACGCGGTGTTCGTGTAGCAAAAGATAAAGATTCTGTTCAAATATGGGATGTAACAAGTAGATGTAAATTTTCAAAAAGACATTTAACAGAACGAAAGAAATTCTATAAAGATGCTGAATATCCATTCAGTGTAGAAAAGGTAAAATACTAATGAAAATTCTAACTCCAGAAAACAGATGTTTTGAGATGAATAGTCTCCCTGAAGAAATTGATGATATTCGATATTGTGTTATGGATGTTACTGATAAGAAAGATCCAGACTTCTTTTTCATCCCTCTTGTATTCATTGAAACCTTCAACGCACCCAGTATTAGTTTGAGTATTGGGCCACATATGATTGAAATGCCAATTGATTGGAATATTCTAATTGGTGATCGTGATATCGGAGACCTAGAGTTCATTCCATTGACCAGCATTAACGAGCGTAGTTTTGATACAATTCTAACTAATCCACTCGGTGGGTTTACAATGGACTGGCAGCCGATTACGATTAATAACGTGTTTGCAGATGTTAAGTGGTTCTTCCCTAAATTAAAGTTCGGTCATATTCTTGCTATACCGCTTGAATATGGTGACAAGCCAAAGTGTGCATATTTTGTAAAAGACTTGAACCGCATTCCTGATGTATTAAGCAGTTATGATTTCTTCTGATTATCATAGAGTACTCATTTTGGATTATTTTAATGGCACAATTAATGCTATTGCATGGTGCGAAGAGTTTCTGGAATTAGACGATTGGACAGTAGAATATTTTGATAATTATGAATGTTTTTACTTTACATCTAAGACAATTTGTAGTATGTTTTTATTAACACATGGTGGCAAATATATACCAGCACCTAGAGGAGCAATACATGGCTGATAAAATTCCATTAAATGATGTGCTCTCTGCTATTGATCGTAGAGACTTTGACTGGTATGCAAGATTGCCATCTGATGATAAAAAGAAATGGTCAAGTTGGCTGTTTCTGCGTTATGCAAGTAGCGTGAAGGGGTCTGGAGCAGAAGATGCGGTACTGACTACAAACGACTTTGTTAATAAGCATTATAACGATTTATATAAACACGAAGAATTGATCTGGAAGTTGATGTGTTTAACTGGTACGGGTAAGAAGCAATTCCATGAATGGATTAAGGCGCCTAACTCACGTAAGAAAACTGATACTGTTTCACAGTTTGTTTCACAGGTATATCCAACGATGAAGAGTGATGAAATTGAACTGTTCAGAAGTTTGAATAGTGATAATGATATCAAACGAATGGCAGTTGATATGGCAATGGATGACAAATCTATTGATGAAATCTTTGGTAAGAAGAAGAGGAAAAAGAAATGAAGTGGTATACGTTGACACCTAAATCCAAGTACGGTATTAATGAAATTCAGTATTTTAAAAATGCTGAAGAAATAATGTTTAAAATTGATACTAATTGGAAGAACGGAACCATGAGCGCAGCAATTAATGATGCTATTGATGTTGCCGATATTGACACTACTGAAACCATCGAATTGTACAGTAAGTTTGAGGAAGCATATATAGATGTCGTATTTGATGGAACTGATGAATACACGTTTATTGATACTAAGACACTAGAAGTACTTACCTCTACTGATGCCCATTTGAAATTTATTGAGGGCTATGAAGATGATGGAGTGGACTTTTTATATGAACAGGGTTACGATAATGAACTTGATCCTGAAGTCTTCATAACTGGCGGGTTTACATTGGATGAGGGACATAGCTCATATGAGTTTTGAATGCCACCACTGTAAAAAAGCATTCAAGCGTGAAAAAACGCTAATGGTACATCTATGTGAACAAAAGCGTAGGTGGATTAATCGTGATGCAAAGTATGTGCGCCTTGGCTTTCTGGCATATAACCGATTTTATATCCTGACGCAAGGTTCAAAAAAAGATAAGACATATGATCACTTTTGTAAGAGTAGTTATTACACCGCATTCACCAAGTTTGGCAGGCATATACTTGAAATAAATGCAATTGATCCTGAGAAATTTGTTGACTTTGTTATCAATAATAGTGTAAAATTAGATAAGTGGTGTAGCGACTCAGTTTACGAGACATACATCAGAGAACTAAATAAAAAAGAGACGGCTGAACGTGCAGTTGAACGTGGCATACTTTTGATGCAGCAATGGAGCAGAGAAAATGATAGACCGTATAATGTATTCTTTAGGGAGATTAGTAAGCCGCGTCTTATACATTGGATTAAGTCCGGACGTATTAGCCCTTGGATTATTTTTAATTGCGATACTGGCAGCACAGCAATTAGTGAATTAACCGACCAAGAACAAAGTATGATAATGGAATATCTAGAACCGACATTTTGGCAACGTAAGTTTGCAACACGTAAAGCAGACATTGAATTTGTACAAATGGTATTAAAGGAAGCAGGAATATGAGTACTATTAAAGCGACTAGTAGAAGAACTGATTGGAAAACAACAGTAATTGAAGATCCCGAAACTGGAGAATTATTAATTGATATTCCAGAATCAATGTTACTAACTTTGGGATGGGATGAAGGTACTATACTGGAATGGAGTGAAGATGCTGATGGCATTTGGAACTTAAAGAAGGTAGCATCAGAGAAGGAAAGTAAATGAACCTAATTTCGTATAATTGGACACAAACTAATACCGCAATTCAAGATATTGCAATGTCTATGTACAAAGACAAGTGGCGCCCAGATTATATTGTGGGCATTACACGGGGTGGTTTAGTACCAGCCGTATTGTTATCACATATGGTAGATATTCCTATGCATACATTATGTGTTCAACTTGGGACTGATGGACTAGAGGAAAACACGGAGAGTAATTGCTGGATGGCGGAAGATGCATTTGGATATGAAAAAGAAGCAAAGAATATTCTAATTATCGATGATATCAATCGTGGCGGGGATGCCATGGCATGGATTATGAAAGATTGGCAAGCATCTTGTCTTCCAACCAGCGAAAACTGGGATCAAGTTTGGCACAACAATGTCCGCTTTGCATCATTACTGAGTAATCCTAACTCTATTGTCGATACAGATTATTTCAGTGTCGAATTCGATGATGAATTAAAGCAGTGGATTCAATTTCCGTGGGAGACATAAAATGTATTCGGACGAAGATACATATTCATTCGACGAAATTAGTTGTAGTAGTTTAACTTCTAGTTCTTCTAAATCGTTGATTGATACATTAACGGTCGATAGTATTGACTTAGATTTGTTCGGAGATATGACACTTCATGGTGCTGACAACTCGACAACTATTTACGAGGATATCACATTTAATGTAGACGGCAGTAAAAGAAGTATATCTGAACTATTTAATAGCGTTGATGCAATTCAAAAGCGTTTAAGTATTTTATCTCCTAATCCCGAATTACTAGAGAAATATGAATTACTACAAAGTTTGTATGAACAATACAGAGCAGCAGAAGCAATACTGTGCGGAGATGATCCGGAAGAATGATGGCTTCTTTAATACCTCGTAATAACAAAACTAGAGATTTGTTGGACCGTCTGCGTAAGATTGAAGGCAAAGCCCGCAATCGCCGTAAATTCTTTAGTGACTTTGAAAATAAAGAATTTATGTCCTGGACCTCTGTTAGTAAAGATAATATTAAATTTGATAACGAAGTTGTTCCAGGATCAGGAGCATTGACCGAACTAATAGATTGGTGCAATGATAACTGCGATGGGAATTATGTAGCACACCGAGGGTCTCTGTATTTCAATAATGATAATGATGCTGCTCTATTTGTAATGGTATGGAAATAATGAATCAAACAGATATTGATATTGATGTGTTAGATAGAGATTTTGCTCTATCAATCATAACGCATATTCCTGCATCTATATACAAAGATGGAATTTATCGTAAACATAATAGTGGAGTATATGTCCATCGCATACCACATGATCCTATTAGTGGCCTTGCTAGCATTGAATATAAAGAATCTGAGCAACGTGGGTACTTCAAATTAGATTTTCTTAATAATAGTCTTTATACTGGTATAAGAGACGAGGAACATTTGGTAGCACTTATGACACAGGAGCCAGAATGGAGTTTACTGCAACATCAAGAGGTTGTTAGTAACCTTCACCATATTCATAATCATATTGATGTATTGCATGTATTACAACCAAGTTCTATAGTTGAGTTAGCCGAAGTTTTAGCTATCATTCGCCCCGCAAAGCGTTATTTGTTAAATGAATCAAGAGAACTTATTAAGAAAGAAGTTTGGACGAAACCATCAGATGATCTGTATTACTTTAAGAAAGCACATGCTATTTCCTATGCTGTAAGTATTGTAGTACAGCTTAATCTAATTTGCGAACAAGTTGTATCGACCGTCGCTTAATACGTTTCTGTACGATATTATTTAAGCTTGTTTCCGGACCCCATAGAATTTCAACGTCCTTTGAATTCATATTTAATATCCATGGTCTGAATTCACGTATCTGTGATCCCAAAAATAAATTAATTGGTATAAGGCGATTAGATTCCCACCACCATTGTTCTCCCAATTCAATAAAATGTTTGCGCAATTCTGGTGTTGGGATAGATTCAAAATTATACATTGAACTAATTACGCTATCTGTATTGATAACGATTCCAAGATATTCTTTGAAATTATCCTTTTTGCCATAGCGTACATAAGAGAAGAACGGATAGTTCTCCTGCATCCATTTTATCTTTTCATCATCCATACTTATATTTATGCATATTAAAAAGTAGTCCCTGAAAGATAAATACATATATGATTAATGTAAATGTATTTCAGTATAATAGAGAAATAGAGGTAGTGTGCTTGGATGAGACCGGCACTGCCACAATGACACGCTACCTAGGGAATATGCCAATGTATGATGGACACCACAAATTACACAAGGGTATTGATAATACTCTCCGATTTAATATTAAAGATACGGATAGAAAACCTATCGATCTAACCGGAAAAACTATCATCTGGAAGATGTATGACAGAGATAGTCGCGAAAACGTACTATTTAGATATGCAGATATTACTAACGCAGTTAAAGGGATGTGTTCTCTTGTAGTTACATCGGCAGATACTGTTATGCTACCCGAAGGTTTTTATAGTTTTGCAATGTACACCGTTGAGAATGGGGTAGAGCAAATTATCTACACTGACACATATGATAATGCCAAGGGCACTATGGAAGTAATTGACGATATTTACCCAGAGTTTGAAGATTCACAAGAAACTGATATCTTTTATTTTGAGAATGATTCATATACCACAACATCGTTTGATGGGTCTGGTAATACGGTTAAATCTAAGTCATTGCATACTCTTGCATTATATTTTGATGAATTTACAGGCATCGTAAATATTCAAGGTGATTTGTCAGTACAAGCATCTGCAAATGATAATGATTGGTTTGACTTAACACCCGCACTATTTTATGATAGTGATTTGGTTATTAATAATGAAACTGGTATTCAAGGTTATGTAGTTAGAGCAAATGTTAACTGGATAAGAGTTAGATACACTGCAACTAGCGGGTCAATTACAAAAGTATTGTTGAGAAATTAAAATAAATTTATTTTAAAATACCACTTGACAAATAGGTCAAGAAGCACTATATTATATACACGACATGGGAACAACCTGAACACAAGGCAGTTCATCCGAAGGCACTCGATATGATCCTTTTAAAAATATATATTTAACAAAACGTAACTTGACTAGTAGACACTGAGTTTATTCTGCTAGGCGATATAGTAAATTTTTAAAGCACCCTCTGTTATTAATTTAGCAGAGGGTTTTTTATAATAATTATAATATTAGTACTTGACATTCTAAACGAATCATTATATAAAGTATGTATAAGTTGATTAATCTAGGAGTTAATACAGTATGAAAACGATGAAATCATTAGTATACACTACGGAAACAGAAACAGTGTGTGACTTTGTTGGTAGAGTTGATATAGATGCAGATCCAGCACACCAACGCCCGCAAATACAAGATAATAGTAAACGTGTGGGCATTATCGAAGCAATGCTGGCTGGAATAGATATCGGCGAGATTAAGTTGAATCAAAACTCAGAGGACCCAGACCAAGTAGAATTAGAAGTAATTGACGGTTCAAATAGATTGCGTTCTATTAAACAGTTTTGTGCGGATGAGTTTTCTATTTCTGAAAAGAACTTTTCAGAGTTATCTGGCGAAGTACAAGATGTATTTCTAAATTATCCTCTTAGGTATATAGTTTACGACAATTTGTCGCCACGAGATAAAGCATATCAGTTTCAAGCAACCAATAAAACAACTGATGTATGTCACCAAGAAAAATTGAATTCATATGGTGTTGATTTGTTAGCATCTTTGGTACGAGAATGTGTTCGTACTGTAGTAGGCACAGACTCTGTTCCAGAAGCATTGTTTGCATCTACTCCTAACAAAAAAGGAGATAAGAGAAATTTCAGATTTTTTCAGGGTGATAATAACCGATTAAAAATGGAAGATGATGTGGCTCGTATTGCCTATCTTTGTAATGTAGATGAAGGTCTAGTTGGACACGACGATAAAAAGATGGAAAAATTCTATGACACTCATGGTCTTAATGAGAAAGAAATCAAATCGCTTCACAAGAAAATGAAAAAGGTATTCACGTTTGTTATGAAAAACGCAAATGCAAGAATGGAAAGCCATCTGAAAGCAGGATTAAGTCGTTTAGAATTTAGAGCCTTATATCGTTTATATTTTCATTTGACAGAAAAGTATGGCAGTTTTCATGTTGAAGACTATGCTGGGTTCTTTATAGCATTTAAGCAAGGTCATGATGCTTTCGCTAGTACTATGCCCACACGAACAGAAAAAGTGATTGATAAAAATGGTGTAGAAAAACTAGAATCTCAAGTATATACCAAAGCATTAGGAAGCCACGAAAAATCCTGTGAGATTGCAGTCACATACTTACTAGAAGAGTTTGACGTAGAAAAGTATATGATTAATTTAGATAACAAAAGAGTATATACACGCGATGAACAAGAGACACAACTTCAACGCCAGGATTTCAAATGCTGGGTCGATGGCAAACCATTGACAATGAATGAGGCAGAAGGTGGTCATATCATTGCTCACATTAAAGGTGGCAATTCTGATGCTGATAACTTTCGCATGATGCGAAAGATTCATAACCGGAAGATGGGCAAAAAGAATGCCAGAGAATACAAAGAAAAGTTCTTAGCAGAACAAAAAACGCTACTACCTGCATGATCAATATGGTTGACAAGTATTAACAAATCTGATATAGTATAAAGATGAATTTACAACAAGTAATATATTCCAGTCTACCACAGCCGCAACGTGCGAGTTCTGGTGGCTGGATGTCATTCAACTGTCCGTGTTGTATTGATAATGGTGAACCTCGTAGAGATACTAGAATGCGCGGTGGTGTTAGGCATGATGCAGAGAGTATTTCGTATCACTGTTTCAATTGTGGGTTTACTGCATCACATAAAAATGGCAGAGTGATAAACAAGAAGATGATACTACTAATGCGCAATCTCGGTATTAGTGACAGTGATATTAAGCGTATTCAATTGGACGCAATTAGAGAGAAAGAATTAGCCGACGGACCTACATTGTTCATTAGTAAAACGCAAACTACTAGAATTCCTAGTTTTAAAGATTGTGAACTACCACCCGGCAGTGAATTACTGGATGATATATTACAAACTGATAACCCAGCCACTCGCGCTATTATGGGTGCTAAATATCTTATTGACAGAGGGTTGTTTGATCATGTAGAACACATGTATTGGAGTCCTGATATAAAATTTAGACAGCGAGTAATTTTGCCTTTCTTTCAAGGTGAACGTATTGTAGGATACAGTGCTAGAGATTTCACTGGCAATCTTGAAGCAAAATATATGATGAAGACTCCAAAAGATTTTGTGTACAATATAGATGCTATAAATCGTAAGCGTAAATATCTTATTGTGACTGAGGGTGTACTGGATGCAGCAGCATTAGATGGTGTTGCTATTATGAGTAACGAAGCAAGTCAAAATCAAATTGATTATATCAATATGTTTAAAGGTGAAATTATTGTAAGTCCTGATAGAGATAAACCAGGCGAGAAGTTAATTAAACAAGCCATTGAAAATGGATGGAGTGTTAGTTTCCCACGATGGGAAGATGATATTAAAGATGCCGCCGATTCTGTGCAGCGATACGGAAAGTTATATACATTGAAAAGTGTTATTAGCGGTAGCATAAGTAATAGTACAAAAATAAATGTAAAAATGAGATTAGGATAAAGGAATATAATAATGGCTAAAAAACCAGTCAAGAAGATGCCTAACAAAACTAAAACAAAAAAGCCGGACGTAGTAGAGCGTAAAGTAATTCCTACTCCTAAGGAACCAGCAGCCCCACCACAGATGCCATCACCCCCACCAAGACCGCCCGAGCCTAAGAAACCAGGCGAATTGCTGTATGACAATGGGGTATTGTTTATGGATAAAGAGTTCAATCAAGAGAACTGTATGCCACTTGTCAAGATGATCATGGAATACAACATGATGCCAGAAGATACACGACCTGACGTGATTCACTTGTATATCAACTCTCCTGGTGGCGCAGTTAATAGTGCATTCCATCTGATTGATGTAATCAAGCAAAGTTCAATTCCAGTACATACATATGGTATGGGTATGATTGCTAGTTGTGGGGTACTACTAATGATGGCAGGTGAAAAAGGTCATCGCTATATTACACAGAATACTAGTGTGATGTCACATCAATATTCGTGGGGATCACGTGGCAAAGAGCATGAACTTATGAGTATTGTAAAAGAGTTTGAACTATCAAGTGATCGTATGATGGATCATTATAAGAAATGTACTGGCAAGAATGATGCATACATTCGTAAGTGGTTGTTGCCTGAGAGTGATTGTTGGCTGAACCCAGAAGAAACAATCAAGCATGGTATTGCTGATAAAATTCTAACAACTTACTAATGCAGGGTCAACGCAAATGGTTAAAACTCTGGGCAAGAACTGTCGGTATGCCAATCGGTATTACGGATGATGACCGTCCAGAGTTTTTACCGATAACACAAAGTGATGTGCGCAAGGCGTTATGGTTCAGAACATTCTGGATTGTATTGCACGTGGTAACATGTATTAGTATTATAGCAGGTAATGGCAGGAACTTAAACTTATGGTAAAACCAAATAAGTCGTTTGATTTGACAGTTGATGATATTACAATGATTGAGACAGCATTGAATGGAAAAGTACATCGTCGTGCAATGAGTATTGCGATGGATCCAAACAGTATATACGTCGAGGAAATGCAACGAGAAGTCACTGAAATTCGAGATTTGTTGGGTCGTTTACACAATCAAAAAACATTCTATCGCCCTAAAAATAGATTTAGTAGAGGCAAATAAAGATACCGTAATTTATAATACAGTGTTATTCAACTAAAACAACTTGACACCCACTACTAAAAGTGATACTATATAAACATGCCAGAAACAAAAAATTATAGCCCAGATTTACAACAACTGTTCGTACAATTCATGGTTAGTGATCCCGAACTGTATTCTAGAGTTCGCAGTATTATTAAGCCTGAATACTTTGACCGCAGCATCCGTCCTGTAGTCAAGCAGTTAATCGAACACAGTGATGAATATTCATCGATCCCTAGCCTAGAGATTATCAAAGCAGAAACTGGGGTATCAGTAGAGAAACTGAATAACATAGACCAGCACATTGAATGGTTTGTTGATGAATTTGAAACATTCTGCCGACATAAGGCTATTGAGAAGGCTATTATCGATAGTGCTGATTTGTTGGAGACTGGTAACTATGGTGAGGTAGAACTTATCATCAAAGCAGCAGTTCAAACTGGACTTGCACGTTCTTTGGGAACAGATTATTATGCTGACCCGAGGGCTGTACTTGAAGGACTGAAAGATGACAATGGACAAATGTCCACTGGTTGGAAAGGTCTTGATGATAAGTTGTATGGTGGCATCAATCGTGGGGAGATCACGATTTTTGCAGGAGGCTCTGGCGCAGGTAAATCCCTTTTTATGCAAAATATGAGCCTGAATTGGGCAGAGGCTGGTCTAAATTGTGTCTACGTCACCCTGGAACTTTCAGAATCTCTTTCATCGATGCGTATGTACGCAATGCAGACGGATAGAAGTACAAAAGGCATCTTTAAAAGTCTAGATGAAGTCGAACTGATGGTCAAAGCAAAAGGTAAGTCGTCCGGACAGCTACGTGTCAAATATCTCCCTTCAGGCTCGTCGATCAATGACATTAGGTCATATCTGAAAGAACTACAAATCCAGACAGGTAAGAAGGTCGATTGTATCTGCGTTGACTATCTCGACCTTCTTACTCCTGCTACTATGAAAGTACAGGCAGGTGATACATTTACAAAAGACAAATATGTAACAGAAGAAATGCGCAACTTTGCAATGGAAACACAATGTATTCTTGTTACTGCATCACAGTTAAATCGTTCAGCAGTTGAAGAGATTGAATTCGACCACTCCCACATTGCCGGTGGTATTTCTAAAATTCAAACAGCAGATAATGTAATTGGTATCTTTACGAGCAATGCAATGCGTGAGCGCGGACAATACCAATTACAACTTCTTAAAACACGCTCATCTTCTGGTGTCGGCAGTAAGGTAAGTCTTCTGTTCAACAGAGATAGTTTGCGTATTACTGATGATGACAGTGGTGCGAATGATGGCAGTATTGAAACCAGTAGTTCTACACTAAGTGTAGTCGACCAATTACGCAAAAAGACTACCGTTACTAAAAAAGAAGATGACGATACGCCGGTATTTGAAAAGACACAAGCAGCATCATCCCTTAGAGCAATGTTAAAAACAAAAACACGTTCTGCTTTTGACGAAACTTGATAAATACACTTAACGGAGAAATAATATGAAACGTAAAAGTTTATTTGAAGAACTGAACAGCATATCTTATGATAAAGATAACAAACGTTTGGTTGAGCAAAAGGGTGAGCACATTATCGCCGGTGCTATTAACTTGATGGAATTCATCGATGCAAATTTCGACGAAGATACCGCAAGCGATTTACAGAAACGTTTAGTCAACAGTATCCGTTCTAAAGACCCGCGTAAATTCAAGCGAGGCATGAATAGTGTTGAGAATTAAATGGACTATGCAGAACAATTACATCAGTTAAAAGTATTAGCCGGTATATACCAACCATATAAAGTAGATGATCCTTCCAAAGATCAACAAAATTCTTCTCATACTGGTACAGAAAAAGGTGAATATCAACGAACTCACAATATTGAACCCGGTACATCCGAGTGGTTCAAGTTGTGGTTTTCTCGTCCCACCATGACGGGCGAAGATCCATTTGGGAAGAAAAAATGAAAATTAGTGAAATTATTTTAAGTGCAGGCATTGAACGTAGATTCAGAGGACCTCGTAAACCACGACTAAAACAAGTTGGACTTCATAATCGTATGAAGAATTTACTTGATGGCGAAACCGTCACAGAAGGCGGGGCAATGACTGGCGTTGGTGCAATCCATCATTCCGAAATTCAACCTACATTAGATCGACTTGAGAAAGAGCTTGGCATTCCACTCAAAGTTAATGCGCTGGGATCAGTCGGCAAAAAAGAATTTTCGGGTGATATTGATATCGCAGTGCAACTAGATAAAGACCAGCAAGCAGAGTTTGCTAAAAAATTGGCAGCCGCCCCTAGTATATTAGATTTTAAGAAGTCAAGTGTATTCATGACAGTAGTTGACATTGTGAACTATGATCCGAATAAACAGATTGAAGGCAAGACACGTACTGGTAAAGTTCAAATTGACTTTATGCCAGGTGACGTAGACTTTATGAAGAACTACTATCATTCTCCGCACTCAAAAGAAATGAGCAAGGATGGAAAATATAGTAACTATAAAGGTGTACACCGTAATATTATGATTGCTAGTCTAGCCGGCGCTATCGAAGGTAAGACAAGTAAAGATACAACATCAGACGGCAGACCACTTGAAATGGAACGTTGGATGTACTCGCCAACACAGGGTATGGTCCAAGTTGTTCGCCGACCTGTCAAAAAGAAAAATGGGCTTGGCTACACAAAAGCAAATGCCAATGAAACTATTAAAGGACCATTTAAGAATCCAGCAGATTGGGCTAAAATCTTAAAGTTGGACAGCGCAGATGATCTATATAGTTTTGAGACTTTGTATGCAGCAGTTAAGAAGAACTATCCACCAGAACTAGCACAGAAGATTTTTAGAGATTTTAAAGCTAGTCCAAGTATTCAAGCTGCCGGTGTTCCTAAAGAACTAGGTGAAAGTGTACAATCTCCACTGAAAGAAGCAGATGCTCGTATTCAGCACGTAGAAGACTTCGCTATCTGGAATGGTTCAGCTGGTATTACAAAGTCTATTGACACACTGCATAGTCTAGAAAAGTCACCAGAGAATGTAACGGTTAAGTGGGATGGTTCACCAGCCGTAATCTTTGGTCGCAACGAAAACGGCGAGTTTATTTTTACTGATAAGAGTGGCTTTGGTGCCAAGGGGTATGACGGCAAAGTTACAAGCAAAGAAGAAATGTCATCCATGTTCTTGCGCAGAGGCAAAGAAGCACCAGATGCTAATCGTAAAGCATTCGTTAAGAAGATGGTAAACATCTGGGATATTTACGAAGCAGCAATCCCGGAGAACTTCCGAGGGTATGTACATGGCGATTTATTGTACTTTACTAAGCCGAGTGTAGAAGATAATCACTTTGTGTTTACTCCTAACATTGTTACGTATCGTGTTAAGGTTAATAGTGGTATTGGCAAAGCGATTGCACGTAGTCAATCAGGTGTAGTGTTACATGCTAAACTTGAACTTGACGGCTCGAAAAGCAAAGTAGATGCATCGGAGTTAAACTCGGGTAATCTTCTTATTATGCCACCAGTAACATTGACCAAAGGACCCAATGTACAAGCTGAAAACTTAGATAAGGTAGCACAATTTGCAAAAGCAAATGCTACAAAGATTGATATGTTATTAGCTGATGAATTCTTAAAGTCTAATAAGCTATCAAGCTTTAAGAATGTACTGTACACATATGTAAACAACATGACCAAAGCACGTAAGCTAGATAATCTAGTGGGTGACTGGGCAACATGGCTATCAACTGCAAAGATGTCAGAACAGATGAAAACACGTATGGAAAATCATGTCAATAATAATAAAGATGGAATGAAAGCACTATTCACTGTAATTACAGGGTTGATGACAGTGAAGAATGATATTATTTCCCAGTTAGATGCGGCTGAAGCAGATGTAGAAGCGTACACTGCTGGACAACGTGGCGGCGAAGGCTATGTGATTGGCCAAGGTGATAGTAAGTTAGTTAATCGTAGCGGATTTAGCGCAGCAAATATGACAAAGGAGCGTTAACATGTTTAGTAAGAAATGTAAAGCACATTTAAAAGATGTAGATATGAATGCGTGGCAGCATTTTAAGTTTGCATTTGGGTTCGTAGTCGAACTTAAAAAAGCAGAGTTGGCACTTTTAATTCACATGATTGTACCTAGATACTGCGAAACATACGCTAGTGATAAGATCAAAGAACTAGCAGCAAAGTTGGAGACACATAATGTCAAATGATAAGAAAAAATACTCTGCATATGAGTGGTCACAGATAGAAGGAGGCCACACGGTAGAACCGCAGACTACCAAGTTGCAACTTATTAACACGCTAACTGAAAGCCGTTTGTTCCGAAACAAAAAGATAGCAGATGAAGTAAATCTGGATGACGCGGCTTCATTGGCATTTACATATCTGATGCTATTAAATGTATTTAATAAAGACTATGATTATGCGCCGTTATCTACAGAATATGCAAAGCGTACCGTAGCATTTAGAAACTTTAATACATTTCGTACTAGTGGCACTGATTTATATATCGCATTAAATAGAATGATGGGGAAAGATCAAAAAGAAGATAACGACAAAGATGCAATTGCCAGAACGCGCCTTAAACCTAATAATACTGATTTAGTGCAGTATTTGACACACCTTGGCAACAGTAAGAATAATCCAGCATACGAACAGAAAATGTTGATGCGTTTTCAGAGACAGTTGAACGTGCAAGACAGTATGTTAAAGTCATTAAGACGATTGGTAGGTGATTGGGACAATCTTAATCAAAATCAACGCTCGTTAGTTGTAACTCGCCTTGTTCAGTATATGAGAGCAAAAGCACCAAGAAGTGAAATGATGCAACCTCTGTTGAAATTTCAGAAGCGTGGAAACTTTATGGTGGATGACAGTAAAGATACTAAGAAAAATATATGGGATAAACCAATTGTTAAAGCAGCCGCATTTGCTGCTGGTATATATGCAGCAGGTAAGGTAGGACAGCAAGTTGGCAAAACTTCTTACCAAAGACCATCAAAAACTGGTAAAAAGTTCCAATCCAGGGACAAATGACGATAGAAAAAAGATAAATAAAAGTATAGAGATGTAATTGTTACATCATATTAATGGAGAATTTAAAATGGCTAAAGTACACGAATCATATGACGCAGGTCAGTTCCTAACGGGCTCACTTGTACACTTCGACATCACAAAAACTGCTGGCAGTATTGTTGCAAAGCACATCGTTGAAACAGTAGGCACACGTGCAACTGTTGTTATTCTAGGCGCAGGCGCAGCCCGCGTTGCAGTAGAAAATAACGGCGCATGGTCAGCAGCTTCACTAACAGCAGCACTAGCTGATGATTATACAGCGACAGACTTCGATTACTAATTTTAATAACTAAGTTATTATTAGAAAGGCTCAACTTCGGTTGGGTCTTTTTTTTAATAATACAGTATCTTAATTTATATAAAGTTGTTGATAAATACGTATGATATAAATGTACGTTTATTTGGAGAAATAATAATGGCAACTGGATACAAAGGTCTGCGCATGAGCGGAAATCTAAAACAACTTAATATGGGTAATATGAAAGTTCAAAAAGGCATTGACTTTATTGAACTAGCAGAACGAGGATTAATAACTGAGCCACATACCATTACATCTACTGTTGGTACTGGACACAAAAAGACTGCAACTGGTGATCCAATTGGCGCTGCTGCGTCATCCACCTCAGTTGATCTAGGAAATATACTGAATAATTCGTCTCTTGCATATGATTATGGCGAAGTAGTAGATACGACTGACACTGCATCAACTCGCGTATGGGCAGTGCGTAGAGCAGTTGCATCAAGTCTCGCCGCTGCCAATGCCGCCCCTGTATATCCAAATTACGACTGGACTACCCCCACTAGAACAGATGTTTACAGTTATAAAAATATCCCTGGCAGATTTAAAATTCCAAGTGTTGATGGTGGCGGCGCTGTATTTTCGCCAACTGCGAACAACGCTGGTTGGAACTTTGGACGAGCAGTGGCTCAATCAGATGATTATTATGTGGTAGCTGCACCGGGTCTTTGGTACAATAGCAAACAAAACTTGGGTGCGGTATTCGTTTATAGAAAATCAGATAACGCACTTCTTCACACCATTCAGCCGCCAGTCGCAGATCAGTACCAAGGCATGGGCTTTGGTACACGGTTGGAAATACATGACAATAAGATATTGATACAGACAAACGAATATGCATACCTATATGATGCAGTAACAGGTAATACTATACATAAATTTACGCCTACGTTGTTGGGCGGCGGCGGTCAATCAAGCTGGGGTCTTACAAATATAAATATGACCGAAAACTATTCAATGATATCAGCAGCAGACAGTTATAGATTTGGTACTCCAAATAAAGCGTGGGTCTTTGATAATAATACAGGTGCATTAGTACATATAGTCGAAGAACAAACCGCAGATAGTGCTGGTCCTTACCCGTATGGCGCAATGTATGGAATCGATTGTGCGATGAATGATAATTATTTTGCAGTAGGTTCTTCGGGCGGTGACAACGCAGATCTTGCCCTATCAGCGAACGGATATGTTGAGATTTATAATATGTCTAGTGGCACAATAGCGAGACGACTACAAGTACCAGCCGGCACAGCGGCAATAAATGATTTCTTTGGTAAGAGAATTGATATTGATGGTAACAGAATAGCAGTAGCATGTCCAGGAAAAGATACAATTTATATATTTGATATAACTACTGGCACACTTCTTAATACAGTAACCGGATTAACGTTTCATGCTTCAGTTGCAGCCAATTATAAAGTAAGTGATATTTCACTATCCGGTAACGCGGTTGCAATTGCAACATCACCACATTCTGGGAATACTATTAATGTTGAGGTAGTCGATATTTCAACTTCTGTAAAATTATTGTCGTTTAATTCTCTTCCAAGCGGTAGCCAGGTTGCAGCGAACTATCCATCCCAATTCTTCGGTTCTAGTATAAACTTACGAGGCGGCGAGGTAATTATAGGATCTCCTGCATATCCAAGCAATTATGAAGAAAATAAAGGCGCAATTTATCGCTACATAGCACCAGTACTATAAGAATAGAAACAAATTATAATACAAAGAAAGCGTCCTTCGGGGCGCTTTTTTAGTAATATAGTACCTTAATTTATATAAAATTGATGATAAATACATATAATATAAATATACATCTATTTGGAGAAATAATAATGGCAACTGGATACAAAGGTCTGCGCATGAGCGGAAATCTAAAACAACTTAATATGGGTAATATGAAAGTTCAAAAAGGCATTGATTTTATTGAACTAGCAGAACGAGGATTGATAACTGAGCCACATACCCCTACATCTACTGTTGGTACTGGACACAAAAAGAGTGCAAGTGGTAATCCTATTGGTGCCGCTGCGTCATCTACATCAGTTGATATGGGAAATATACTGAAAGTTTCGACTCTTTCATATGACTATGGTGAAGTATCTACGGCTGCTGAAGTTACAGAAACAAACAAATGGGCAGTGCGTAGAGCAGTTGCTGCCAGTATGGCAGTCAGTAGTCCATCTGGTGGTTCTTCTGCTATCGTAGATTGGACTGGTACGGTGACTACTTTTAATCAGCTTAATCCATATACTGGTTCTCTTGCTAGTTACTTTGGTACTAGTGTGGCGACTGGGAATAATTATTATCTAGGGGGCGGCTTTGGCACCCCTCATCCTGATGGAAGTACGAGTTCGGGTGAAGTGATCGTATATGATGCGTCTGACGATTCAATACTACATACTTTAGTGAATCCAAATGTAAATAGAACACCGCAGTCCGACAACTTCGGCCGACATGCTGCAATTGATGGCAATAAGGCATTGATAGTTGCATATGGAGAAAGTTCTGAAAGAGGCACTTCCGAGATGGGAGGCGTTGGCAGAGGATACTATTATGATTTAGAAACAGGCGTTTTGTTACATGCTTTTGAACCAACCGAAAACGATCCATCATTAACTTCTAATACGCAATACAGATACTTCTACCCGCATGTGGGAGATACTAAAGGTAATTACTCAATACTTGGCAGCAACAGTGTGGGATATGATCACCCGGATCAGGCATGGGTCTATGATAATACTACCGGTAATTTAGTTTATAGAGTAGAAGACACATATAGCACCAACTCAGTAGACCTTGATTTCGCTACAGATGTGGCAATCAATGATACTCACTTTGTAATAAGTATGCCGGGGGCACATTCCACCGCCAATACCGGTAACAGCATGGGCTCTGTCGTAGTTCACACATTATCTGATGGGCTTTTTGCTCGAACAATTGCGTTACCATCGGTAGCGACTGGTACGCTTTTAGCCAGAGCCAGTAACGATAACTTTGGTAAAACTATGGCGATAGACGGCAATAAACTTGCAATTGCGGGACCGGGCAAAGAGAATGTATTTGTATTTGATGTAACTGATGGTTCGCATCTTCATACCGTGTCAACCGCTTCTGGCAAAGTAATCCGTGATATTGATATTTCAGGTAACTACGTTGCAGTTAGTTACACGGACTGGACAAAAGTCGATGTTATTGATATTACTGATGGTTCAGTTGCACAATCACTTGTTAATCCAGATGCCGATCCATCATCTGACGGAATTGACTATTTTGGAATTACTATTTCTTTTAACGGCGGCAACTTAGTTGTTGGCGCAAGCGGCGAAGACAGTGTTGGCCATAGTCGCGCTGGCGCAATTTATAGATTTACTGTTTCATAAAAGAATAAAAACAAATTATAATACAAAGAAAGCGTCCTTCGGGGCGCTTTTTTAATAATACAGTATCTTAATTTACGTGAATTTGCTGATAAATACATATAATATAAATATACATCTATTTGGAGAAATAATAATGGCAACTGGATACAAAGGCCTTCGCATGAGCGGGAATGTAAAACAACTTAATATGGGTAATATGAAAGTTCAAAAAGGCATTGATTTTATTGAACTAGTAGAACGAGGATTAATAACTGAACCACATACCCCTACATCTACTATTGGTACTGGCCACAAAAAGGGCGCAAGTGGTAATCCAATTGGTGCCGCTTCGTCATCTACATCTGTTGATATGGGAAATATACTGAAAGTTTCGACTCTTTCATATGACTATGGTGAAGTATCTACGGCTGCTGAAGTTACAGAAACAAACAAATGGGCAGTACGTAGAGCATTTGCTGCAAGTCGTGCTCGGGAAAATGCAATTCAACCTGCATTACCAGGAGGAGTACTTTTTGAAGGACAATACCCCGCGCTTTATACTACTTGGATTGCACCAGAGGGAGTGACTTCAGTTTGTGTCCTTGCGGTCGGCAGAGGTGGCAATGGTTCCCATGGTGGTGGCGCAGGCGGCGGACTAGTATGGGCTAATGATATTCCCGTAATACCAGGAAATTCATACGATGTTGTCATAGATTTTGATGACAATTCACCATATAATGTTCCGGTGGATACAGGTTCATACTTTATTGATCCCTTTACCGTTATGGCATTTAGTGGAAAGAGAGGGTCCAGTAATGGTAACACGCATCCCAGTAACAACTATGTTGCAGCCGGCGGTGGTTTTCGATCAACCGTAGCCTCATTCGGCGGCGGACACGGTGGCAGTGGCGGACCAGGCAGGAACGATGGGACATACTCTCCTAGTTTGGCATCAAAGCAAATGGGTGGTGGCGGAGGCGCTGGCGGTTATTCTGGTAATGGCGGCGACGGCGGTGGCACTATTCCAAATGGGGGTCCTGGTGTTTTATCTGGGCAGGCTGGTTCAGGTGGCGGCGGTGGCGGTGGCGCAAAATCACCAAATAGCTTTTCTCCAGTTGCCCAAGGCTCAGGATTTTACGGCGGTGGCGGCGGTGGTGTTGGACTTTACGGCGAAGGTGCTAGTGGCGCCGGTGGCACACACTACAACAACTCCGAGAATATCGTCATGGTAGGGAACGGCGGCAGTGGCGGTCAACGTGCTGATCACAATGGTGATGATATAGCCCCATTTTGGGGCGTTGGCGGCAAATATGGAGGCGGTGCCACCGCTGCGTACAAGCCAAACGGCCAGTTTACTAGCTCTTTTGGCGCCGCGGGTGCAGTGCGAATTATATGGGGTGCCAATAGAGCATTTCCGTCTACCAATGTTGGACCATCGGATGAGCTTCCTGGTGGCGAGGCCGAGACGTTGGGAGTATAATGAGAATTATAATAACAATGTAGTCATCAATTAAATTATTTAAAACTGAATCTCTGATTACACAGTGTATCTAATTTAATTAAAACAAAAACTTAGAAAGCGTCCTACGGGGCGCTTTTTTAGTAATACAGTATCTTAATTTATATAAAATTGATGATAAATACATATAATATAAATGTATTTTCATTCGGAGAAATAATAATGGCAACTGGATACAAAGGTCTGCGCATGAGCGGAAATCTAAAACAACATACTATGGGTAACATGAGAGTTCAAAAAGGCATTGATTTTATTGAACTAGCAGAGCGAGGATTAATAACTGAACCACATACCCCCACATCTACTGTTGGTACTGGACACAAAAAGAGTGCAAGTGGTAATCCAATTGGTGCTGCGGTGACATCTACGTATGTTGATATGGGAAATATACTGAATCAGGTGAATATTGAATATGATTATGGCGAAGTAACTTCGGCTACCGAAGTCGCAGAAACAGACAAATGGGCATTGCGTAGAGCAGTTGCTGCCAGTATGGCAGTCAGTAGTTCACCTGCTGGTTCATTAGCTGATTGGACTAAAACTTGGGAAATGACTTCAAACTTTGCAACTTATGTGGTTGAAGATACATCTGCACGGCACGATCCTGCACTCGCGGGTTATTCATTTCAAGGCGGGGTTGATTCATTGGCAGCCGCAGAACCATTGCAATGGAGCGATGATGGTTACATGCTTTATATTCAGGGTGTGGCGAATAAATGGATACAACATGGAGTATCAACCGCATGGGATGCATCAAGTATTATTGACAGTGCAGTCGCAACAACAACAACCTCTGCTGCAACTGTTGCACAGGAAACTGCTCGTCTGAAATTTAGAGTAGTGGATGGTGGCAATAAGGTAATAAGTTATCGCGGTTACGGTACTACACAATTAGTATATATGGATGAATTGACTACCCCAGGCGATTTGACAAGTAAAGTAAATACTACTACAAATACTTGGGCACCACAATCAATGATTAATTACAATGGGGCTTATTGGAGTATTGATTTTATGACTCCAGACGGGACAAAACTTTATGTTATGACTTCGGCTGGTGGCTTTACATTTGATACCGGATCGCAAATGTGGAACCTATCAGGGTCAGGGATCACTGTTATTGCGTTTACGCTTACAACTCCATGGGACTTAACATCAATTGTTGCTTCAAATAGTGTAGCATTTAGTCATTCACACAGCATCCGGAACAATGCGTTCAATATGCTTCACTTTACCCCTGATGGCGAGACAATGTATACAATGACACAAAATGCCAGCTATTCATTAACATTAAGAGAATTTAATTTGCCAACTGCATGGGATGTAGCTAATGCTAGCAAAAATCCAGTTGACGTTAAATTGTTTGGTCAAAATGTTGACCCAAAATGTGCAACATTCTCGGGAGATGGCAAGAAAATACATGTGTATGATAATGGCGTGGTTAAAACAATCGATCTTGAGGCGGAACAAAACGCAGGATAATCTAAGAAACTATATTTTTAAATTAATTGTAAAAAAGCGTCCTTCGGGGCGCTTTTTTAATAATACAGTATCTTAATTTACGTGAATTTGTTGATAAATACATATAATATAAATGTACGTTTATTTGGAGAAATAATAATGGCAACTAGATATAAAGGCCTTCGCATGGGCGGGAGTTTTAAACAACCGAAAATGGGTAATATGAAAGTTCAACAAGGTGGAATCGATTTTATTGAGATCAGTGCTAGAGGATTAATAACTGACCCACATTCTCCTACGTCTACTATTGGGTATGGTCATAGAAAAGACGATAGTGGTAATCCCATCCGTCCATCGACTACCTCTACCTCGGTTGATTTGGGCAAACTGCGAGAAACAACAACAATGGAATATAATTATGGAGATATAACATCTTCTGTCCCAGCGGTAGATGCAGATATATGGGTGAGTCGTAGACGATTTGACCCAAGAAGTAGTTCCTCTTCCGCAGCACTCACAAGTAGGTTCACTGCAACATGGCTACCAAATGATCCCAGTCTTGTAATAACTCAAGGACCATATAGTAATAGTCCAGCAGTCGCCGCCGTTCGTTCTTATGCTATGACTTGGAACTCTGATGGCACGAAATACTATATGTTCTATTACAATGATACACTATCAGTTGATGGTGTAAACACGTATGAAGTGTCTACCCCATATGATGTTAGAACACAGACGAGCGGTATAACTGGAGTAATGCATTCTCCGAGTGTTGGTGGAGAGTTAGGTTACGGTTCAGGTACCAACGGGGGCGCACAATTAGTAGATGGTGATTCTAAATTATTCTATTCCAATGGTACGACCTTACGAATGGCTACATTGGAGACACCTGGAGAGTTTAGTAGTACATTGACTGAAACACAAGAAGTAGCTATTTCTACATTTACAGACAATATTACTCATAAAGTCAATGCTATAACAATGTCATTTGATGGTACGAAGGTTTTACTAAGCTTTGCAGGTCACACAATTACTAATGCTGACGGCTTGCTAATGAATGGAGGTAGTGTGGGTGGTGGGGTCGCAACATTTGATGTGCCAACCGCGTTTGATTTAACATCTATCTCGCGCAGTGATTTAATCTCTATTACTAATCTCGGCTTAAATGAAGTGGATTACAGCGGTCGCAACCTTTACGGTGCCATAAAGCAACAGATAAACGACACTGGTACATTATTATGGGCGATGGAGAACTCTTCATCCGGTTCAATAAATGCATTTTCGTTATCAACTCCATGGGATGTAAATACACGAACCAAACTTAGCCGCGTTGGGCCAAGTCAATCTGGACCAAATACTAGTTTGAATGGCAAGATATTTAACGTTTCGCCTGATGGCAACTATATTACAGCCGGTAGAGTTCAGGGCGTCTTCTTTACGTGGGACTACTCCGCTAATAACTAATATAAAAACATAAAAATAAAAACTTAGAAAGCGTCCTTCGGGGCGCTTTTTTTATGATAAATAAATGTAATAACATCTCGTATGCCGCTTAACAATGCCTCAATATAACGAGATTACTAATTGGAGAGAACTAATGGCAAGAATACATGGCGCAGCAAGTGCTGGAGAAAATCTATCAGGTAATATAAACTTTTACACACTATTTGTAACGGGACTGGATATCACCATAACGGGGGATGTGACTGATCAGACACAGCAGAACTTCGAAGATGTATGTAACTTGATTAATCTTGTTGCGCAACCAGTGATAATGAATAACCCTCTTTCTGTAACACTAACCGGATTAGCACCAACACTAACTGGAACTGGAATGATTTATAAATTTGCAGTAGAACATGGTAACGTATTTGAACGTAATAGTGATAACGTTGCAGTACTAAAAGAAATATTTCATGGGGTGACTATCAATGGTACGTTACTGTCATCTTCTAACATCGAATTTGCGATGTCAGATTTATTATAATTCATAATGGAGCACTCACTACATCACGTATAGTATTGGCATCATTCACATAATAGATTAGAATGTGGAGATCGACCATTAAGCAAAGAATGCAACAAGCCCGGTGTTTTTACACTGGGTTTTTTGTTAGCCCGGCACAGCAATGTATTGGGTATTTTTATTTATAGATAAATATAGTTGAAGTTAACGAGGAGAAACAACATGGCATTAGTAACAAGAATTCACGGATTAGGGAACTTAACAGGACATATATACTCGTCGGGAGCAAAAGGTTTTGTAATTACAGTTAAAGGTCCAAAGTGGCTTTATGAAGTTGGCGAAGAAACTGCTCAAGCTAAAACAGATTTAGTTGCTCTGTACGATAGATTAGTAGCACTTACAGCAACAGTTACGGATCACGCAGC